GCTACCTTATCTGTTACGGCTATACCTACAATCTCTGGGTATCCTTCTCGTTCGTACCAATCAAACGGGTCGTTAAACCACGGCTCGTCTTTGATGCTCATTAAATCTCCTGTGCTTCTGTGCTTATAATCTCTTCGTGCTTAGTGTCCCAATCATCTTCATCTATTTTTTCTACTAACTCTTCTGTACTGTATGCTTCATCAGCTTGATCTTCTGCGTCATCATCATTACGTGCTGTTACTTGTACTGTTACTGTTGCTCTTTGCAAGCGTTCAATGGTGTATGTAACTGCCCATTCTCTACGCATAAGTGGTACTTCAAAGTACTTAAGAGATTTATTTACATCTTCAGCCCAGTCATCATACTCACTACACCAATCCATCTCTCTTGCTTTATCATAGATAGCATTGGTAATACGATAGCCATCTTCCATGACTTCATTGATCTTGTCAGTCATTTCTTTTTGTGTGTAGTACTGCGTACCACTGCTTGTTGTAATCATTTTGTCTGCCTTAATTTAAGAGCTTGTTTTTTCTCTCGCTTTATTTCTTTAGGACCTTTTGTTATTACCTGTATCCTTTTACCCATTGAGATGTCCAACTGGATCTGTTGTGTGATGGAATGTAACTGCTTGTAGTGATGAGTAGAAGATACGTGGTGGGATGTTGTGGTCACGTGCCATCTTTAGTAGTCCCAATAAACTGGCTGTGCAGCCTAGTGTTTCTGCTTCATGTAGCAAATCATCTACTAACTTTAGTTCGTATTCAACATCACGATCTTCATCAAAGTCTTCTAACATACCTGCATGGCATAGCATGAAGGCAGCTAACATCATTGATGTATAACCAATTGCTTCTGCATTGATCTCATTGTCAAGCATACCCTGACTGATAATTGTAAATGATTTCATAATGTCTACTCGTACATTGAATGGTGCATCACTAAAGTATTTTAGTACACCATCACGTACTTTGATATTGCTAGTTGCAATATGGATTAGCTCAAGTTCTTCTGTTGTCAACTGATCATACTTAGCATCAGCATCTAGCAAGAATGCCATTAGTTTGTATACATCTTGAACAATTGCTAGATGTTCTGGGGTAATTGCACCTAGATCTATCTCTTTTGTTGTACTCATTTGTATTCCTTTTCTGTTAGTGTTTCTATTTCTCCGCATCTAATACATGCGAAGTCAGGGCAGTCTTTCTTATATCTTGCACAAACAATCCATCTATATGTGTTGTCTTCTCCACAACTACTACACTTGGGACTGTAAACGTGGTTACATTTTGTTATCAACTTAGTGGGATCATGCCTTTCTACAGCACTGGATTAAATAACAAGAGGGAGTCAAGGTTATTAGCCTCAACTCCCTCTCGTTGCGTCATCTAGATCTCTGCTAGTTCTACTGACTTGATTAAGATTCGAGTCAAAGGTGCACGACGGTCTGTATTTTCTACACCGAACCTCGTATCGAACTTGGTGTCTAGTTCGCCTACGATATTCACTACTGGTGTAAAGCCTTGTCCGTCTTGCATCTCACGCAATCCACGTAGTGTTGCTGCGATACTTTCATCGAAGCATGCTACTGGGATGGTGAACTTTGCTCGTTCGTTCCCGATCTTCTGGGTCAACTGACCTACAATCATCAAGCCGTACTGATCGAACTCCTTGATGTTCTTCAACTTGCCTGTCACTGTTAGTGTGTTATCCATCTTGTTTCCTTTTTCCTTGGAGGAGCCATCGCCCCCCACAGGGTGGGGGCGTGGCGATTTGTCATACTAGAACTCTGTCGCAATTCTGACAGGTCTCTAGTCTTGTTGGTGTGTATAGGTAGCAGTGAGTGCATACCGTATTGATGCGAGTGAAGTATGTCTGATCACTCTCTATGTACCTAAGTCCAGGTAATCCCATAAAGAAATTCTCTGTAGGTCGATCAGCCATAGAGTTCCAGTCTTGTTTGAACTCATAGCGAATCTCATCTTCTAGTTCAATTACTGGTATGTGGCTACAGCTAGACTCGAAGCAGTCAGCTTCCTTGAGTCCACATAGTGCTTGTACTCCAGTTACTACGTAGATCTGGCGACCTGTGTTAGTAACTGGTGAGATCCAGTCATGTCCTGATACAGGCTCAACCTCTGTTGAGATAGTGCCTGCTCGCATCTCTGATCGGTCACCGAATACATAGTCTTCTGTGTCGTGACCGTACTTACTCTGGATGTCAGCCCAGTTATCTTCTTCTTCAGTTACTAAGTTACGTACTGATATAACCTCACCGAATAGCTCGGCTGCTTTGAGTACATCGAGAATAGATCTCATGTTCTCATCATCTTGATATGCTTGCTCAGTCATTATGTTCTCCTGTTCTGTGACTGGCTGGAATCTGTCTAGAAACCATAGCAACGACCACCCCACAAGGTGGGTGGTCGTCACTAGAGCACCTAGAAAGGTGGTTCCCAACGCTCTACGTCAAGGTTAAGTTGGCGTACTTGTTGGGTCAGTTTGTAGTTATCTTGAGATACTTCTACTATCTGCTGGACATATGAATTACATTCATCGTTAAGGCGCATTGCCTTGAACACTAGTGCCACTATCACTATGACTAGCAATAGGTCGAATCCATTGATTGTTTCTAACATTGTTACTCCTATGGTTGTTGTCTACTTACGGCTCTTACGGCTAGGGCTGAATCTGGGACCCTGGAAGGGAGGATACAGATTGCTCTGTACCCTCCCGTGAGGTTGCTTACCAGAGTTCGGCTAGGGCTGGGAACTCGGTTGGTGGCTGGTACGCTAGGCGTTCCTTTTCAGTTAACTTCTTGTCGAAGGTAACTACGGTTAGGAATCCCAACTCAGGGTTGGCTTCCTTGTACTCAATCGTGGCGCGTCGTGCTTGCGCCTCGGATACGAATGGGGTCTCTTGGCTCAGACCCTTTAGAGCGTTGTATAGGTAGATGTGCATTATCTGCTCCAATCATCAAGTCAACTGCAACCATTGCAGAAGAAACGAACAACAAACCCCGACGGCTTGCCGTCGCTACACAGGGGGGAAAGTACTGACCAGACAGTCTGTAGTACAAACAAACCTTTTAATTAGTTTAAGTCTGTTAACTACTAGGGGGAGGTAGTCTGTGCCCCCCGTAGGGGGGCTAGTCTTTGCTGTGTAACAGCTAGCGATAAGTTCTGTAAGTGGTGGTATGGCTGGGAAGTTGTTGCTTAGACTTGACCCTCGGTTATTAAGTGCGTAGCACTGTAATACTGTAGACTCAGTTATAATTTATTGTTAGTTGTTTGCCCCTAGTATTATTTATTTGTTTTGTTTATAACAATCCATGTGATTTAGGTAACAATTAGATAACAGAGCGTTACAAGTGTTCTGTAACAGGGTTAGTATTAGTAGAGGTTATAAGTAAAGCAAGCTTGTCTTATGGCTTGCCAGTTAATTGCAACCCCCTTTGGAGGGGTTGCTTACTATTACTATTATTAATAGTAATACTATTATTAGAATAATTAGGTTTATTATGGCTGCTAAAGCTGGAGATCAACACCACACCAGACTTCGGCAAATTGAAGATCAAAGAAAGTTTATTTCTTTTCTTAAGCAGGGCATTGATATGGATTCCGCCCTTGCTGCTGTGGGGAAGAAAAAGACCGCCCTTAGATCTTGGCTCCTAGATGGGGAATTCGCGGCACAGGTCGAGGAAGCTTCTAACTTTGGGTCAGATGCTATCGCTGCCTCACTAGGTGAGAATAAACATAAAATAGATTTTGCCACGTTCTCGCGAGAGTTCTTGAACACCGAGGTATTCCCTCATCAGCAAAACTGGATTGACGTTCTTGAGGGTCGAGACCCGACGTGGCAACACCCTTCGATGACGTTTGAGCAGGGTAACCGCCGTAGGCTTTTAATTAACGTGCCACCTGAACATGCCAAATCAACCACAATGACGGTTAACTACGCAATGTACAAAATTGCCCTTAACCCCAATATCCGCATTGTTATTATTTCTCAGACCCAGACCCGTGCCAAGGAGTTTTTGTATTCCCTGAAGCAGCGCATGACTGAAGAGCCGTGGCTTAAGATGCAACAGGTCTATGGTCCTCCAGGGGGCTATAAGGAGACGGCAGACCAATGGACTGCAGACAGAATTTATCTCGAAAGAGAGTCAGGGGAGAAGGACCCGACGGTTCAAGCTCTTGGCATTGGACAACAGATCTACGGTACTCGTGCGGATCTAATCATCATGGACGATATTGTCTCAACGACAAACGCGCACGAATGGGAGAAGCAACTCAACTGGTTGCAGAAGATGGTCGTTACCCGTGTGGGTTCGACTGGGACGCTGCTGATTGCTGGGACTAGAGTTTCCTCAATAGATCTATATAAAGAAATAAGAAATCCAGAGCACTGGACTGGCGGTAGGTCACCTTTCACATATCTTGCCATGCCAGCTGTACTTGAGTTTGACGATAAGCCTGAGAAGTGGAAGACACTTTGGGCTAGGTCTGATAGACCGCTGGATGGGGCTGACGAGTTTGATGATCCAGAATTGCTTACACCCGATGAAAACGGGCACTTTGTAAAGTGGGACGGTAGGCGACTGTTTGAGCGTCGTAGCGAGGTTAGCCCCTCCACGTGGGCACTTGTTTACCAACAACAAGATGTTGAGGAAGATGCAATATTCCCACTTCCTATTGTTAATGGTTCAGTAAACCGTATGCGTAAAGTTGGTAAACTTAACTTCAATGCTCCTGGACACCCAAGCCCTCAAGGTTCTTGGTTTGTTATTATGGGGCTGGATCCTGCCATGTCTGGCAAAACGGCTATGGTTGTCTATGCAGTCAACCGAGAAACTAACAAGCGATACGTACTTGATGTGTACAACATGGCTGAATCTACGCCACAAAAAATTGATAGCTTAATTAAGGAATGGGTAGAGATCTACCAACCACAAGAGCTACGCATTGAAATTAACGCTTATCAAAAAGCTTTCTCGCTTGATAATGAGTTGCGAATGTGGCTTGCCAGTCGCGGTACTGCACTACGAGAGCACTTCACCAGCAAGAACAAATGGGATGTTAACTTCGGTGTAGCTGCAATGTCATCCCTATTTGGTAGTATGCGTGATGGAAAGTTTAATAGGGACAACCTTATTGAGCTTCCCGATAACTCTAACGAACATGTTAAGGCTTTGGTTAACCAGTTAATTACCTGGAAAGCTGATACTAAAGGACCAACTGACTGCGTTATGGCACTGTGGTTCTGTGAGATTAGAGCAAAAGAATTAATTCAACAAAGTAACTTTAGAACGGCTCATGCGAACAACAAGTGGGCAACAAGAAGAAACGTTGCTATGCAAGGTGTCATAAACCTTGATGAGATGGCAATGGAATCATTGTCAGGTCTATACTAGGAAACTAAATGGCATTATCAACCGAGCAAGTTACCAATAAGGTATTAGCTCTAACACGCAGGTACGCTGAGCGTGACTTTAGAATGGCAGACATTACTGCTGTTCGTCGTGGAAACATGGAGTCCGTGTACCCAGATATGTTCCCAGAGGGCATGTCTCGTCCAATGATTGCTAACTTTGTTGACGTTGCTGCTCGTGACATTGCTGAAGTTCTTGCTCCACTTCCTTCCTTTAACTGCTCGACTCCAAGTGTTAACTCTGACAAGGCAAAGAAGTTTTCCGATAAGCGAACCATTATTGCTAACAACTACGTTGAATTTTCTAGTCTTCAAACCCAGATGTACACAGGTGCTGATTGGTACTTGACTTATGGTTTCTTGCCAATTTTTGTTGATGCTAACTTTGATGCCAAGATGCCACATATTCGCATTGAAAATCCAATGGGTTCTTATCCAGAGTTTGATCGTTTTGGTCGTTGTGTATCTTTTACTAAAAAGTATATTAAAACTATTCGTGAATTAGTTGTTGATTTTCCTGAATACGAAAGCGTAATTATTGGAAGTCTTGGTCGTGACATGACCGACTATGACACCAATATGGAACTAATGCGTTATGAAGATGCTGATCAGGTAGTTCTTTTCTTGCCTCAACGTGGTAACTTAGTTCTTCGTAAAGCTAAGAATCCAATTGGAATGCTTTCTGTTGTAGTTGCTCGTCGTCCAGGACTTGATCTAGATGACCCACGTGGTCAGTTTGATGACGTACTTTGGGCACAGATTGCTCGTGCTCGCTTTAGCTTGTTGGCTATGGAAGCTGCAGAAAAATCTGTACAGGCTCCATTGGTTTTACCTAATGACGTATCTGAATTTGCATTTGGTCCTGACTCGGTTATCCGCACAAACAATCCTGCTGGTGTACGTCGTGTAGCTCTTGAGTTACCTACTGGTGCGTTTACTGAACAGCAGTTGCTTGAGCAAGAAATGCGTATGGGTGCTCGTTACCCAGAAGGAAGATCAGGTAACATTGATGCGTCTATTATTACAGGTTCTGGAGTTCAAGCACTTCTTGGTGGCTTTGATTCGCAGATAAAAGCTGGTCAGCAAATTCTTGCTGAAACCTTCCAGAAGGTTATGGAACTATGTTTCCATATTGATCAGACTTTGTTTGATGAAGAAAAGAACATGGCTGGCGTTTATCAGGGCGCACCATATGACATTACCTACAAGCCATCTAAAGACATTAAGAGCGACTACAGCATTCAGGTTCGCTACGGTGTTATGGCTGGACTTGATCCATCTCGTGCTCTTATCTTCTCGCTACAGGCTTTGCAAGCTGGATTGCTATCTCGTGAGTTTGTAATGAGCGAACTACCTTGGAGTATGAATGTTGGTCTTGAAAAGGATCGCATTGATATTGAACGAATGCGAGATGCTCTTTCTGGTTCTATTGGAGCATTAACTCAAGCTATTCCACAAATGGCAGCTAATGGAGCTGACCCTTCAGATATCATTGAAAAGATTGCTACGGTAATTGATATGAAAAAGAAGGGCACTTCTATTGAAGATGCTGTTATGGAAATCTTTAAAAAAGAAGAAGCCGAAGAAGCTCCAGTTGAACCTGAAGAACCTATGGCTCCTGAAGGAATGCAACAAGGTGCTCCACCTCAACCTGCACCAGCAGGACCTGAAGGTCAGCCAGCAGGACCACCACCAGATGTTGCTAGTATTCTAGCTCGTCTGGGTGGCGGAGCATGACGGACGAAGAACGATTAGCTTTATTTAGAAGTAAGTTAAAAGATTTACTTGATGAGTATGGACATACATTTCATCAAGACGGTGCTTTTTGTACCACGTATTTTGTTACTGCAGAGTTTTTTGACGGTGACGGTCAATACTGGGCAAGCACAATATTTGATGATAAGTCACCAATATGGCATGTAACTGGATTAATTCAACATGCATTAGAAAATGATTTTACTGAAGAAGAAGAAGAAGAGGATTAGTTATGGCACAGCAAGGTGGTAACCGACCAGTTCGTACTAAGTCTCAAGCTAAGCCTGTGTCAGGTCCTGGTGCTTTGTCTCAGCGCACTGATATGGTTAATAGTGATCCAAATGTTTATGGTGATCGTAAAGCTACTCAAGAATTAATGTCTTCTGCTCCAATGGCTAAGGCACAACCAGTGCCAGCTGCACCTCCAGTTACTGGATTATTTGCTCCAACTGAACGTCCTAACGAACCAGTTACTACTGGTAATCCATTAGGCGCAGGTGCAGGTCCTGAAGCCCTTAACCTTCCAGCTCGTAATTTTAGTCCAACTCAAATACTAAATCGTCTTGCAGAAAATGATCCAACTGGTCAAGTTGAAATGATTTTACAAGACTTAAATGCCAGAGGTATTGTATAGTGACTGTACAGCCTGGAGGGTTTGAGCAGGAGCAAAATAAGTTTTCTGCTGACACTCGATTTGCACAACTAAGTCCATTTGGACAATCTGCTAATAGCGATCCAAGTGTTGCGGTAAAACGATCTTTAAAGCCAAGCGTTGCTGAAGTTAGTCCAGGTCTTTTTGCTGCTGGAGCCAGAACAAACCTTACTCGTGAAGAACGCAATTTAATTGAAAACTGGTCAACAATTAAAAGCACTCACGAAAAACTTATGGCTATGGATAACAAAAAAGCTGCAGAAGCTTTTAAAAAGTTAGATCCAGAATGGCAAGCAACTCTTGAAGGATATTACAAGGTTGACTATGCTACTAAGCCAAATCAAAATATGCTTGTTGAAGATCCAGCAAAAAGAAAATTACTTGGATTAGATAACGGCTTAAGCGTTGGAGATATATTTAAATCTCCTTTTAGATTTATATTTGCTGCTGCTGAACAGTACACAAGACTTTACAATGCTCCGTACACAATGCTGCAAGAGACTGCAGTTAACAGAGAAAACTTTTGGACTCGCTCTAACTTTGAAGCTTCCTTTGATGGAGACTTTAGTTATGATGACAGAGAAGCAGAAAAATTAGTTAGCAAGCATGGAAGAGAATTAAGTTTTGTTGCCATGCATTTACTTGCTGGAAAAACTCCTGGCGAAATTATTGATGCTTGGGGTCCTAACGATGGTGCAATGCTTGAAGCTGTAAGCACGATATTTAACGATCAAGATAAAATGACATCTGTTATGGATGAGTTTGATCGAACACGTTTATCTCCTGGTCGAAACGTAGCGCGTTGGGTAAACAAAAAATTTGACATTAGTGCAGAAGAGCATCCAGACTGGTTCTATTGATTTAGCGTTTCAAATTTTTGCTGATCCATTAACATATGTAACTGCTGGAGTAAATAACTTTGGTAAAGTTGCTAGATTAACTAAAGCAATTAAAAATGGTAACAGAGACATTGTTGAGCATTTTGCTGATCCTGATGTTGTTAGATACTTTAGTGGATATGGCGAAAAGATTGGTGAATACCAAAAGGCAATAGAAGCAAAAGATGCCGTTAAAGCTGGTCAACTTAAACAAGAAATTTCTGGTCGTTACAAGCGACATGGCACAGATCAAGAAATTGATTTTTGGGCACAAAAAGGTGTAGTTGATTTTGATACATTTAAGAATCAATTTACTGGTGAAAGTCCAGAAAACTTTGCAAAGTTAATTTCGGGTAGAGTTGCTGGTGTTGCGTTTTCAAAAGAAACTGCTGCAGTAGCTAGACCGTGGAGAGAACTTACTTTACGTTCAAAAGAATCAATTAGAGACTTTTTTATTGGAAAACCAAAGTGGGACCAGTTAGATGAAGCTGCTACCCAAAAACTTCTTGACGATTTAGATCAAGGAAATCTTTCTGAAGTTGAAAAAGTAATTCAGCAAGATGGTGGCAGCCTTGTTGATAAAGCAAGAAAAGCTTTTGTTTATCAATTCTCTTTGCATCCTGGATTTAAGGGTGTGTTTGTTACAGACGATAGAGTTGTAGATACTCTTGACATTGTTCGGCAGCAAGCTAACTTAGCTTTTAAAGATAAAACACTTGCTCATTTATTTACTGAACATTTTAGAACTGCAACTCAGCAGGAAAGAATTACATTAAAAAGAAATATTGACGAGTTAATTTTACGCAGCACTGGTATGGCTGGTTTACCTGGTGGTAAGCAGTTTATGAAAAACCAACTTGATTGGCATTATGGTGATGCAATTACTTTTGGAGTTAAAGATAAGATTGAAGCTCCAGATGCTTGGGGCTTGCCTGCAGATAGATCAGCTGACATTAAAGGTCCTTTACAACCAAGCCAAATGAAAGATCAAATTGGTGCTCTTGATTATCGAGGCATATCTGAGTTTGTTGCTCAAGCACAATTAAGTTTAGGTAAGGGTGAAAAGCTTACCGCTGAAACTGCTGCAAGAATTATTGGTGGTGCTTACAATCATAAGGTTACTGCAGAGTTAATTGATAACTGGAGTGTGTTAACACTATTTCCACAACTTGGAATTAGAACTGCAATTGACGAAGGTTTCTTTTTTGGATTAACTGCAAACTTTAGAGAGCTTAGAGAGTTTGGTCGCGCCCAAAGGTACGGCAATGTTTTTACTGCTTACACTGGTAGTAAAGAAGCAACTGGTCCAATTAAAAATCTTTTGCAAATTGCTGCTGGTAAATTAACTGGCAAACCAGTTGGTGCACCACGTGCTATTTCTCAAGGACAGCGTGATGAAATCTTTGATAAAAAGAATCAGAATCGCGAAAGATTTGACAGTGAATACGATGCTGAACATGCAGCACGTTTAGAGGTATTTGCATTAGCTGCAGCGACTAAGTATGGAGCGAACCTTACTCCAACACAAATTCAATATCTTCAAGATCTTGCCATGTACAATCCAAAAGCTTTATCTGACTCAAGTGCTTTAAGAATCCTTGATGCAACAATGAATAAGCAAGGGCTTCGTGGAGATAACTACATAATTTCAAAAAGCAATGCTGACAAGTCCTT